ATGGTAGCCCAAAGTTCCATTCTTACCGGAGTATAAACATAGGATTTCATCGCCATTCCGCACGTACTTCCACAAATGGCATGTAACGTATTCTGGATTTAACAATGAACTTGCTAAAATAAGGGGGATTAAAGTGTTCACGATACTAACGTTATCAAATAAATAGCGCCGCCAATAAACCCAATAATTAACATGGATAACCCCAATATAGCCATATTGTTCTGAATTTGCCGTTTGGCCTCGTCCTGTGCAAAGGCCGTCTTTTCCCGTTCAGCCCTGATCTCCCGACGCATGTCCAACATCTCGTCATACGTCCCCCAACCAAACCGCATGTTTATCATTGCCGCAATTTCTAATTCACGTTCCTTTAAAGTCTTTTGGTGAATTAATATTTGCAAAGCTTCTTCTTCGATAGACTGACCCTGCGTGGCTCGTTCAAAGAACGTGGGGTTCTTGCGTTGCGTTTGGGCACGGTTAATGTCAGCGCAAGCGCCATACCACGAACCTAATTGTTTAGATATGCCTTCTAATTCTTGGGCGTGTCCGATAACTTTTTTGATGCCCGTATAAGCAGCGGACGCTACAGCAAACGCACTTACAGGGTCAATCATTGAACAATTCCCCTATAAGGAGCTTAGAACATTTGATACGGAGACGTTATAGATGGCGCATTGTAGCCACCAGCAGGGGGTGAATAAAAATTATCTTGTATCTGAGGCAACGACATTACACCACTCGAAAACGGACCGCCTTCAAATGCTTCAGACAATCCGTAACCGCCAGCCATTTGCATAGGGGGGGTCTGTGGAATAGACGTTTGTGATGCAAGTTGCATGCCGGGATATTGGTTCGGGCCGTTATTAAATTGTTGGCTCATCAACTCTTCAAGCCTTTGTCGGTACTGATTCTCAATGTCCGGATTAATATTATTTGTTTGGCCACGACCAAACAACGTACCAATGCCACCAAACGGGCCCGCGGGTCGCGAAACGGTGGCAGTCGGCACCGGTTGAGGCGACGGTTGTGTAAAACGCTCGTTCTCAAGACTGCTAATGCTGGCCTCAGTATCCGCCACATTACCCGCAGCAACCGTGCCGCGGTTCAACTGACGCTGTAAGTCATTGGCAGACATACCATCATCACTAACACCCGCGCTGGGATTCGGCGGCGGTCTTCTGAAAATTGTACTAGGGTCAAAATCATCTAATCGCCTGTCAGGCAAAATCACGGGAAAGCCCGTTTTAGGATCTATCCGCCTTGACGATTCTAAAGGATTATACGCCCTAAGTTGCTGCGCCATATAAGTCATAAAAAGTCTCCACTAGACCATAGCTATGTAACTGCCGCCCTTAATTGCTGCGCCCATGCCGCGGGCCGTCAAGCGCGAAGTCTTGGTAGGAACCTTGACATTAGCAGTCTTGCCGTAAGGAATACGACCCTGATTCTTAATCTCCGCATAAGTTACTGCCTTCGGGGTGGAAGCCGCAGGGGCCCCGTTTACTCTTACTTTAGCCATATCATCTTCCTTGCTGTTTTAATAATTCACGGTCCATCGCGCTCTGAATGCGCTTGTCCGTCTGTTCTGATTGACTTGCAAGACGCTGCTGGAATTGCTGTCCACGCATCTGCTGATTGCTCTGGTCAAGCTGCAACTTAGCCTGATCCAACTGTGCGTCAGACTGCTCCGACTGTGCCTTAATTTCAAGCTCTTTCTCTTTCAACTGTACCAGAGGATCAGGACCCTCGCCAGAAAGCTGTCCAGAAAGCTCCTTAACCTGCTGCATACCCTGCGCAATCATTTGCGCAACAACCGCCTGATACTGTGCCTCATCCGCGCCCTGCATTTGCTGCATCTGCTGCATAGCCTGTTCTTCAGACTGTATCTTTATGTGTTCCAAAATGTGCTTCTGTAACATCATAGCAACCGGCGGTAACTGACCAACCATCGGACTAGCGCCAAATACCAAGTGAGCCATAATATGCGACTGATGATCCTGACCCTCAAAGGCCCGTAACTTCATCATGTCTAAAGCATTTATGTTTTCTTGCGCTGGGTCCAAGGGCCGCGGCTCCTCGTCAGGAACCTCCTTCATTATACGATCAACGTCCGTAATGCCCAAAGATTCATACATATCACGGTAAATCTCGTGCATGTTATGTAACTCAGGAGCCTGAGACGCTAACTGCATCTTAGTCTGTGACAAAGCAATCCGCTGCGCCTGACTAAATACATTCGGATTAGACACAGGTATAATGTCTACACGGTCGTCAAAATCACTAGCCATAATAGAAACGTCGTCGCCAGCAACAGAATACGGGTATTCCTGCGGTAAACTCTCCGACATTACACGAGCCAGAATCTTAAATTCCTGACGCATCGCATAATGCATCCGCTTGTGAACCGCGGACATGACCCGCGAACCCTGCTCCAACATCGCAATCGTTGTGCCAACCGCCGCGCCCTGATTACCGTCGCCAACCTTCATGTCAGTAATGGTCGCAAACCGCTGACCAGCCTCAACAACAAAACCTAACAAATTAAATAACGTCTGGTCAGGACCCTTAAACGGTAAAGGCATTAAACTGTCACGAATAGCACCCCCCGGTGCATCAACATCCCTAAACTCACCCGGCTGTAAGGGCTCGTCGTCGTCCCTGATTCGTAAACCGCGGGCCTTGAAACCAGCGGGAAGGTTCGACAATGTACCCGCGTCAATCAACTGCCGAAGGGCGCTGGTCGCTGTCCGCGATAAACCGCCAATGGTGTGGATCAAGCCCAAGCCGTAGAACCCAAATCCCGGCAAGAACTTAAAGTGCGTGAAATACGCAATCTTCTTCTTAACAGGATCGTCCTCAAGGAAGTTACGCCGAATAGACAATACCTCACTGTTGTCCTGAGAAATGGTCACAATGTACGGTATCTTAATGCCCGTAGGCTCCCCGTCACTGTCCATGTCCTCATAACCGTCAAGGTCTAAATCAACGTGGCACTCCAACAAGGTACAGTCGTAATCAATCTGACCGGGCTCTACGCCGTCAATCCGGTTAATCTCGGAATCAACCTCACTAAGTTCGCCCTGCGCAGGAATAACATCAACGTCAATGTAAATACCAGCAAGCTGCTTCTTGCGTAGATCGTTTAAATCCATCCGCACAACCTGACTGATGTTCGGACAAGTGTCCAAATCAGACGTGTCATAAGGAACAACCAAGTTCTGCGCTGGAACAAACTTACTTACCGCACGGCCTAACGTCTCGTCAAAGTACGTTTTCTTAAACGTACTGCCCGCTAACGGTAAATAAAACAACATCTGATCCATGTCAGGCGTGTAATCTTCCATCACGTTCATAAGGTAGTAATTCATATACTGACGGACGCGCTTGGCCTGATCCTGCTTCTCACGGGTCTCTTTGCCCATAACGTGCGTTTTAACCGGACCGCTGGCGGGCAAAAGCTCGTTAAACGCTTGCGCCTGAAACTGCGTGGCCGCTTCCGCCAATAACGGATGAGTCACACCAGAGGCTCCACGAAACGGTTGTGTCCGCTCCTCGTAGTTAAACCCTAACAAATCCAACCCGTCTGTGTACGCGTCTTCCCATTCCTGACGCCCAGCCTTGTTAGAATCAAACGCGCCCAACAAATCACTGGCAATCCGGTTTAATTCACGGTCAGGCATCTCCTCCGCTAAGTTGCCGTAAAAATCATCGTCAACACCGCGCTGGTCCGTCGGATCAAAATCTACAACAACGCTGCCGTCGTCATCCTCAATAATCTCTATCTCAGGCCCGTCTTCGTCAATGGCAAACAAAGACATGTCCTGACCGGAATCAGGTATCTCTATCTCCAATTCCGCCAATAAATCAGCCTCGTCCAACTGACTCGGAACGTTCGTATCCATTAATCCGCCAATAGCCATTACCGTCTCCGTCAATAATATACCCGCACCCTAGCAGATGTTTCCTCTTCTTGCCAATCATCTGTTGGTAACTGAACAAAGTTACCCTGACGATAACGCATCAAAGCCTGTGTTGCACTGTCTACTAAATCGTCAAACTCGCCGTTGGGAAATGCCGCCATCTCCTCTATTAACTCATCCGCCCACACCTTGTCAGGCGCATATACCATGCCAGCCTCAAACAATGGAGACACAGAATGTAAACGCGTTATCTTGTCATTACCACGGCTCGGTGTGAAATTCACTACCGGAATGCCAACCTGACGCATTTCCTGCGTCAAAGGAGTCCCACTAGCTTTCGCCTCAACTATAACGGTATCAGGCTCCCAAAACTTGTATTCCTCAAACGCAACGCGCTTTAATTCAGGAAAATCCCAGCGACCCTTCTTACTGTCTAACAAAATTAACGCAGGGGACCCACCATCTTCCTCGGGATAAAACACACCCCATGTCGTAATAGCACTGTAATCAGCACTCTCCCGCTTACTAAACGCCGTGTCATAGCTCTGTATCACATACTGCAAGTTAGGGACCCGCTCACTTTCCCAACGCTTCCACCATTCCCGCGGCACAATCGCATTCTCCTCGCCAGTAGGATTCTGCTGATACTGCGCATTCCACTTCATAGGTGGAATAGATGCCTTGACCGCGGTTAAATCACCAAGCGACCAATACTCCGGCCAACAAGGCTTACCATCCTCAAATATCGCAGGTAACTCAACAATCTCCCACTGATCCGCCAAAGGGTCCTTAGCCATCGCACGTACCAACTGACCCGTCATGTCCTTCTCAGACCAACGCGTCTGTACCAAAACTATGCTGCCACCCGGCTGTAATCGCTGCCGGGGACCCCCAGTATACCAATCCCACGCATCCGCAAAACCATTCGCACTCATAGCCGTCTGCTCCGAATGAGGGTCGTCAATGATAATTAAATCACCGCCACGACCCGCTAAATTCGAACCAACACCAACAGCGTAATACATACCACCAGCACTCGTGTCCCACCGTCCGCTGGCCTTGGAATCAGCCGCTAACTTTACGTCAGGAAAAACAGACTTATACTCGTCCGTATCTAATAAGTTCTTCGTCTTCCTACCAAAGTTTACAGCCAACTCCGTCGTGTGTGTCGCCTGAATGATCTTCATTCTAGGATTCTTGCCCATCATCCAAGCAGGAAATAAAAATGATGCAAACTCAGACTTCGTGTGCCGCGGAGCCATGTTGATAATCAAACGCTTTAACTCGCCACTCGCAACGCGCTCTAACTTATCAGCAATAATCTTATGGTGCCTGCCAGCAATAAATTCAGGCCACATGTCTTTTACAAATGGTAAAAAATTATTTCTACTAGCCTCCTGCTGATCTAACTGTGCAAGCCTAAGTTGTAACTTTAGTACCTTTTCACTAACTTCTGTGTTCACGGTTCAGGGGTCCCTAACTTAATTAAACGCTCAACCTCCATATCCTCTATCTCTGAATCAGAAGGACCCTCCTCGTGCCACCGTTTTTCGTCCGCGGTCCGGTGATCCATAGCCGCGAACCGCGCTTCCTCTTCGCGGTCTTGTTTAATAGACTCTATGTCCGCAGCTTCTAGTTGCATTTCTTTAATAATACCCACGAGCTTTCTCCTTAAAGTTGCATAAAGTTGCTTAGTTATTGCACAGTTATAGTTCATATTAAAATTATAGTAAACATTTGTCAGAAACATGGCCCAAGCCCCCGCAGGTCGGCACGGGGGCCGCGGTCGCCGGATCGCTAACATGTTAGTTGGAATGGTGGTAAAGTGCCTCAATTGCCGAGGGTGCCTAGTCGCGTTATGGTTGCACAGTCCGCGCATCGCGGGCCTTGTTTACATGGGTATGGGAATTTTCCCAGGCACTTTTGCCACTCGCCTATAGGTAGGCAATCTGGCTGATGTCGCCGGATCGAGGCCCAGTAGGCCCGAAACGTCGGCGGCGGCGGCGGCTTTCTCGTCGGGCGTCTGGACACCGGATCGACGCAGGAAAACAGATGGCCATGCGTCGCGGATCGCGGGCCTATAACTATGGTGGTACGTCCAAGCGGCAAGGGCGGGCATGTTTCACTGCATAAAAAGAGCCCGCTCGGGGTTGTCCGGCGGGCTCTAATCGTGGTGATGTTTGGCGGTGTTAGCCGTCGTCAAGCTCTTCCTCTTCGATTGGAAAGTTCACCACAACGAAATCATTTTCTTCCGCCGTAAGTTCCCATTTATGAGTGGGGCAAGTTTCTAACCATTCAAAAAATTCTTTTCTGTCCATCTTTTATTTCTCCTTTTGATTTCTTACTGGCAATGGCTCTGCGATCAAGAATGTGCATAACCGTCCCTTTCAATGCAAAGCCACATATTCGCCCAATATACCGTCACTGCATCATCGCAATAGAAAGTATCTTTTACGCTATCAAGGAAACGTTCAAGCGGTGGGCGGGTGATTTCGTCCAGCTCTGACCATTTACGTTCTAACGTGTCGCGCTGGGCGGTTGTCATATTAATCATTGGGTCAGCCCCCTAGGTGTCACGTCAAATGTGAAATTTAAAACATCGCAAGCCAGAACGCCGAACCGGCGGGCGTCGTGATGCGTCATAAACCGCGCATCTTCGCTGCAATCCAATGGCCAATTATTGCCATGTTGTTTCAGCATATAAGCGCAAAATTCTTGAAAAGGCTTTTCGTCCTCATATTCGAAATGCGAAGTGTCGTCGTTTATTAGCGCGGTCGCCCAATAAGCAGGCAGGGTGTAGCTTTCGGTTATCATGTTGTTGTTCTCCTAAACATCGCGGCGGCTGCCGCCCGTTCAATATGGGATAAAACATAAGTTAACGCAACGAATAAAAAATGCCCGCACGATGGCGGGCAAGTTGGGCAGAACTGGCAGCGTGGTTTAAGGTGTTTCGATTGTCACAGTGCAATCGTTTAAATAGTCGCGGATCATATCGTTTATGCTATCGCTGTAATTATCGAAGGTAAAATGATTATCAATAATATTTTCGACGTCGTACTGGTGATCGTCAATATCAAAATCATCTCTAACAACGTCCATAATTTCGGTGCGGTGTTTCTCTATGTTCCAGTCTGGCGCGGCTTTTGATAATTGTTCCGATACTTCGCCAGAGATTAAAACTTTTATTTCATCGGCCATA